TGCGAGAATTATAGATTCGTCCATGGAACTATCTGCATCAAATTGAACAGTAAGATCTTTTATTTTTTTAAAGTATTCGCGTGCCTCCACAGATGTAGATGTACCGAGACCCTTATAATATTTAATTTTCCACCCAGCTTTACCGTTACCGTACCATTGTCTAAACGTCGAGTCCGTATAAAACGATTTTGTTTCTGAACCCTTGGTTGCTTTTATAATAGGAGTGACCATACTTACAACAAAATTAAGTTTAAGTAAACTTGGCCAGAAATAATGAATCATATTAAGAATGAGACCCTTGATATGACTTCCGTCATTATCGGCATCTGTCATTATCATGAGTCGACCGTATCTGAGTTCAGAAAGTGATGTATATACTTTACCCTGTTGAAGACCTAAAATTTTTTTAAGATCGTTAAACTCCTTGTTTTCAGTAAGTTGTTTTACACTCGCGTCACGAACATTTTTACATTTACCTCGGAGTGGGAAAACGCCATAATAATCGCGACCAACGACTGAAAGACCCGCAATTGCAAGCGTTTTTGCAGAATCTCCTTCGGTAACGATAAGAGTACACTTCTTAGAATGTGATGTACCGGCCTTATTTGCGTCATCGAGTTTTGGGATACCCGTTATTTTTGATTTACGAGAACCATCTGTCTTTTTGAGCTCTTTCATTTCACGAAACTTTGACAGTGCTGTGAGTTCTGATTGAATACTCGTTTTTAGAATATTTTTTATAAACGTTTTTGGTGGTTCAAATTTACTTCCAAAATCTTGTGGTTTAAGTGTACATTCCGATTTAACCTGACTACTAAAACTTGGATTAACAAGAGTCGCCTTTACGAATACAAAAAACGCATTTTTGACTTGTTGGGGGCGAAGTTTTATCTTTTTTGCCATATCTTCGATAACACCGTTTGCAAGTATTCCCGAAACATGGTCAACATGCGAACCACCTTTTGTAGTGCATATACCATTGACAAACGATACATGTTCAAATCCATCATCCGATGGTGCGATACATACTGACCATCTGTCACTTATAAATGTACACATTTCATCTGTTTTTGTATACATTTTTGCGTATGTATTGAATGTGCATTTTGGTAAAGGTTCACCTTGAAATTTTACTTTACAGTTTTGTGATGTACAAATATTTGCATCATATACACGTTTTTCGAAAATTTTGTATATAGTCTCGTCCATTCTTGACATACCAAAACGTTTCCAATCGGGTATAAAAGTGATTGAAACGTTTGAAGTCGCACCCGAATATTTTTTTATTTTAGGTGTACCACATGTTTTCATATTATTTGACCAATCTTGTGTATATATACACTTATTTTCACCATCTTTAATTTTAACAGAAAATTTAGTTGAATAAACATTTGTAAGTTTTGCACCATATCCATTACGACCACCCACAACACGTTTTTGTGTATCGTCATAATTCGTACTCGTGAGTAAATGACCAAAAGTCAATTCTGGGTTCCATAAACCTTCTTTTTCATGCATTTTAACTTCGATTCCACCTAAAGGTCCATTGTTTTCGATAGTTATTTCACCAGATGTTTTATCGATAGAAACACCAAGAGATGTTACATTTTTTGGGTACATGGAGTTTCGATCGATAGCGTTTACTAAAATTTCATCAAATATTTTCAAGAGTGCTGGTGAATACACGACACTTTTCTTTTCAAAGTGTCCAGTATCGTGTATCCAATACGGTTCAGCTACATGCGAAACTGGTCCAACATATGAATCTGGACGCTTTAAAATGTGTTCCACGTGTGTAAGTTTTTGAATACTTTCACTCATTTATACTGTATCGAGTCTTTTACTTAAGTATCTTTTTAGGTCTTCGTACCAATATAATAATTCCTCTTTTGTTTTTGACTTGGGTTGTGGAAATATATTTTTTATACGACCACATTCGCGGTCCCTGAATACAGGGGGGTGAAAATTTTTAAAAGATTCTTTAAAACATGCATAACAAACACGTTTTGCAGCTATACCAAAACATTTTAGATGCATACCGTTATTAAATGTAAAAATATGTCTCAATTTTTTATATTCGCGTATAAGAATTCGTTCCCTCGAATTATCTGTGTGTATACAGGGGTCTAAAGGGCAATTACATACATAACATTCTGTTGTCCACTTAAGATACATTTTAAAGTAAATGTTTTTATTTTTTATATTATTCACCTAAAGTGAAGCTATATGTTCTTCTAAGTTTTGTAAAGAACCACATCCTTTATTAACCTAAGTTATTTTTATTTTACTTAATAAGTATATTATTTCAAATGTCGCAATATTTTTTGCCATCTGTGAAACAGACGAATTTTGGTGATACTGTAAATGTACTCACTAAAAAACATCAATCAAATATTCAAAATTATGATGATTGTTTACGCGTGTCTAAAAATATGAAAGATTTTAAAAAAACACCAGAAGAAATGGCACAAATTCTCGATAAAATGAGAAAAAAGAAACTCGAGTGTCAGAAAACAAACCCGATACAAGTTATAGATTTTGTTCCTAAACAAGAAGTCTCTGAAAATCGTAATATATGTAAAGCTTTTACATTATCGGGTAAAAAATGTACATTCAAAGCCGTGTGTGGTGACTACTGTAAAAAGCATAGAATAGATGATCAAGTGTTAGGAACTAGACCAAAAATAAATGTTCCTCTATTATAAAAAGATGTTAGATCAAGAAACGCTTAGACCTGTTATAATAGCTATGGTACTTTATCTTGCAATTTCAAAATTTGTACCAGAAATACTCAAACAACCAACTAATATTAAATTTATAGATGATATTGTTGCCATGCTCATCGCTCAGAGAGGTTCACTCACTTCCGGTGTTATTTTGACTGGTATTATCGTTTTCCTTACCAATTACATTAGTGACGAATTCTTGTAATACATTTTCTTTGCATGTTAACATATGAGTTCTCGGGTGTTCCATATACCTTAGTTTCTTGGTATATGCATCTTCCATAAATTCGCGTAATTGTTTTTCATCTGGTTTTCCCCATTGCATGCCAGCTTTAAACAAAAAATCATCTCTTATCAATTCCTGACGTTCGCAATCAATTGTATAAGGTGTTTTTATATATTCGGGTGCACCCCCATAATCTGTTATGATAACTGGTTTGTTTCGTAATGCTGCTTCGACCGCACCCAACCCTATTCCTTCTGAACTTGAAAAACTTACGTAACAATCACCCAGGGCGTGAATTTTTTCCATTTCTTCGTCTGGTATAAGACCATTTATAACTTCAACATTGGGTATTTTTATTTGTATAGGTTGTTTACACGTCGCTTTTATGAGGAGACGTGAATCGGGTTTATTCATACGAACGAACGTTTCAATAATCTTATTAAAGTTCTTTCTTGGATCGGTTATGTTTCCTATGTGATAAAATGTGTATGGTCTATTATCTGGTACATGAGCGTGTATTATAAAAAAATCTGTATCAGGAAATTGTTTTTTAAATACTTTTCGACAAAATTCACTTGGTACGGCAATTTTATCAAATAATGCAAAGAGTTTACCATAATCTTCGTGTACAGTTTCAGTTTCGCATATAGTCATACACGTTACATTTTTAATTTTACGTTTGATTTCAGGTATCTTATCAAGCCAATGTTGAATAGGTAATGCATAAATAAATGCATTTTCACAGACCGGAATTTCATCATTTATTTCGATACATTTACAATCAGGAAAAAGTTTCGTGTATTTTCTTAACTGCTGTCCTATACCACTTAATGCAGTTGGTCCAATGAATAACATTTAGTATAAAGATAATCTTTCTTTTATATATATTACGCGATGGACTCTGTCAGAGAACAAATTCAAATTCAACTTTCACGATCGAAAGTTCACTCGGATGAACTTTATAGTATTATCAAACAGATTGCCGATCACATCGATCCACCAAAAGCTGTAGCTCCAGCCCCAGCACGAACTGTCAAACCAGACCCAGCCCCAGCCCCAACTCCAGCCCCAACTCCAGAACCAACTCCAGCCCCTAAAAAGACGGTTAAACGTGTCGTTAAAAAGAAGGCTGCGGCATAGACGGTGTACTCTTATTTTTAATAAAAATAAAACTACCAGTTATTAATGCTATAAATAATATTAAATAACGAAACGGGTACTTTTTCTTTTTTTCCGTTTCCATTTTTTCGATATCTTTCTTATCTGGAAGTTTTTCAACATTTGCGTTGAGATCTTCTATCTTCCCGATAAGTTTATGTAACGCTTCTAAAATTTGGAGTTCTCGATCTGTTGGTTTTTCTTTAACGTCTATAGTTGTTATTTCTAATGTCATGTACCAATCTGAATCTGGCTGCAGTTTTACATAATCCCCGTCACCTTGTTGTTCATATATTTCAAAATCGAGTTTCTGGATAGATATGGGGTTAAATAAAGATGTTGGTCTATTGAACGATTTCCATTGTTTATCTTGTATTTTAAAATTACTTGAACCATCGAATATTCTTTCTAAAGGTATACGTGCAAATATTTGACTCTTTCGTTCATTTAGTATTTGTGCTGTTTTTGGTATATCATCGCATATAATATCTATGTATTTTGCACCATTACCCGTACCACCACCAGATACACCTACTTGTGTTATGTAAAAATCAACGATTTTTAAACCACATACTTTATTTATATCTGATACATGTGTATTTGATTCAAGGTTTAAATCAAAGGAGAATGTATTATTCGTACCATTTACAAAATTTGAATCTATTGTTATGTACTGAATCTTTTTAGGTAACTCCTGGAGTGAAACCATCTTGTATTTAGTATATAAAAAAATAAACACAAATATTAACAGTAATGTACACATTCTATTCAAGTGTATGTAACTTATTAGGTCCGAAACAAAAACCACCCGTAGATGTATCAAAATCTACAAATTTACAACAAACAAATACAACTATAAACCCCCGTGAAAATGATTATATTATATCTAAAAATGAAGCTAATGAAACTATCATTTTAGAGGTTTCAAAGAAACCTAAGTTTAGATATAGTCTATATTAAATCATAAAAAAATGAAATGGACGATTACATTGCCTTACACACGTACGACTACAAACTCTCGTTTTGTCAAGCGACAAACGACCTCCCGGGAGACATGCAAAGACTTGTATGGGAAAAACTTAATGCATATGAATCGCAAAATCGCGAGTGTCCGGGGGCGCCTCGGCGAAACAAACAAAGTTCGCGCTTCTCACCCGAACGACTCGGAACCCTGGTCAGAAAATGGAGAGAAAAATGGGGGGAACCAGACAGTTTCTAAAAAGCGTAAATCGAGACCAACTGTTGTATCGATAATGAATGGGGGACAACATGGGTATACATTGATAAACGATAATTGCGATTTGGATTTTGATGACGTAAAAAAACGTATTGATTCTATTGCCAAAAATGGTATCGATAAATGTGAAATTTCAGCGACTATGGATAATGTTTTGTCTATAATTTTGGGTGGGGGTCAAGGTACGCGATTATACCCTTTAACTGAGAAACGTGCCAAACCAGCGGTACCACTCGGGGCAAACTATCGTTTGATTGATATACCCGTGTCTAATTGTATTAATAGTGATATTAATAAGATTTATTGCTTAACACAATTTAATTCCGCGTCTCTCAATAGACATATTTCAAGGGCGTATAACAGTATAGGATCTCATTATAAATCAGGGTTTGTTGAGGTTTTAGCTGCGCAACAGTCTCAAGATAATAAGGCATGGTTTCAAGGTACTGCGGATGCTGTTAGACAATACCAATGGCTTTTTAATGATTCTGGATGTGATGAGTATCTTATTTTATCCGGGGATCACTTATACAGAATGGATTATAAGAGGCTTATTATGCACCATCGTCGAACTTGTGCGGATATTACAGTTTCAGCAATTCCCGTGGATGGGGATAGAGCAAAATCATTTGGTTTAATGAAGATTGATATAAATGGAAGGGTAATAGATTTTGCAGAAAAGCCAAAGGGTGAAGAATTGTTACGAATGGCAGTTTATGATGAACCAGAACCTTATATTGCATCTATGGGCGTTTATGTTTTTTCTTCTAAGATTATGAAAGATTTATTAACTATTTACTGTGAAGATAAAATGGATTTTGGTGGAGAAATTATACCACACGCTACGAGTATGGGTATGCATGTTCAATCTTATATTCACGATGATTACTGGGAAGATATAGGTACAATTAAATCATTTTACAATGCAAATTTACAGTGTAATGAGGATGATTCACCATTTTCATTTTATGATGTTGATGCACCTATATATACTTCTTTGAGGTTTTTACCACCTACAAAAATGTTAGGTTCTCAGGTATTAAAAAGTACTATTGGTGATGGATGTTATATTCATAAATCAAAAATTAAAAATTCTGTAGTTGGGTTACGATCTTCCATCTCAGAAAATTGTATAATTGAGGATACGTTATTATTGGGTGCGGATTATTATGAAAATGAAGAAGAATGTAGATTAAAAGATGAATGTTTTATGCCTATAGGCGTTGGTCAAGGAACTACTATAAGGAATGCTATAGTTGATAAGAATGCACGCATAGGAAATCGATGTTACATAACTAATTCAAAAAATGTAGAAGAAGATTTATCCAACGAAAAACGTGGTTGGGTAATAAAGGATTATATAGTTATAATTTTTAAAGATGCAACTATACCCGACGGGACTATAATCTAAGATAAAGAATTAAATATTTATATTAAGTAAAATGAAATGTACATCGCATACTCGAACTTTAGTGTGTTTGGCACCTAAAAATCATCGTAAAGTCGTGAAGTGTATGAGTGTTAAAAAAAGGCCAACCCCATCATTAGCACGCGAAGAAATAAAAGAAGAAACAATAACACCAATTCACGATTCTCAATTAAAAACCTCAAAAATATGGTCAGACGAATTTAAAGATGAACTTTATAAACATGCACAAAAACTCGCATATGAAGAATTTAATCAAGATGATTTTAAACGCCAGGAATATGATTCATATTCACTCGTTCTTTATCAACATCTCATTACAGAGTTAAATTTACAGAGACGCGAAATGAAATATGTATCTCTTTTTGGTGATAGCTGGAGATCTAAAGATGAATTGTTTAGAATTGAGCAACGTATAGATATATCAACAATTAGAATCGGGAGATTTAAAAGTAGAGAGCGTGCATTTAAGAAAAAATATTTTCAAGATGAAAACTATATTATTAAAGGTATAGATATATAATAATTAAATTGTAATGTTGAGTATAATAAATCCAAATACTAAAACTGTTAGAATATCGTGTCCTACTAAACGTAAAGAAGGTTTAGCGGAATACGAATGTATAAAAGATAAAATTAAAAAGTCAACTTTGCAATACGGTGCCGTCGTTTCAACCTATCATTTTATTTTTCATACACCAGTTGATGGTGTTTCCGCGAGTTTAGGAACGGTCGCGTCTTATATTTATGTTAATTCACTATCTTCATATGTTGACAATATAGAAAGACTACCCGGTTTAAATAAACGACTGCTCGTACCGACATGTCTCGCTTTAGCAGAATCCATGTGGAATACAGCAGATTTACCATTCGATTTTAATATGGGGGCAACATTGTTTGGATTTTTATCATATAAAGTAGCATTTTATCAAATCGTGGCCGAGGAAATACTGATGTACAGTGAAGACCTAAGTGATATAGACCAGTTATAATAAGTATAATAAAAAAATGTCTTCTCTCATTTACGAACTTACGAAACAATCTACTGCTATTGAAAGACTTCCAAAACTCGACGGTGTTTTTTCGAGTTTCAGAACCGATAAATTTGCATCGAGTACACCTTCTCAAGTTTATGGAGTCCAACCACAACACGGTTTTCCTAAAGAGTGTAATCCTAATGGACTTAATAATATTGCATATTTCGGTGTATCTGCATTTAATGATAAACTTCATATAATTGATTTCCTGTATGAAGAAAGGTATAAAGATGGTTTTAGAGTGGGTATACTTGAACCAGCATTACAAATGTTGAAAAACAAATTGGGAACCATGGTTATTCCGCGGTATATCCCAGAAGAATGGATTGATTTTTGGATGAATTACTTTAAGAATGAATTTAATGATCAAAAAACTCTTTTACAATTTGTTGAAAAATATAATCTTCATGGGAGTGTTGATTGGACGGAACTTTACAACACATTCAGTGTAGATATGGACTTAAAACTTAGCAACTAATGTGTAATATAATACGATGAGTCTTACTTACGAACTTCTTAAAAACTGCACAACTATTGTCGAACTTTTCGATGTTAATGAACTTTTCTCCCAGTTAGTCGATGAAAAATGTAAAGTATATGGTTTGCGTGCCGATTTCGGGTACCCCGAACATCTTATTCCTAAAAATACGTATAAATATGTTGCCTATATTGGTATTTCTAATAGAATTCAGGAAACGTCATATGGACAAGCTCAATTCATTGAATTTTATTATGAACCTAATAATGTTGGTGTTTTAGAACACTTTTTTGACATGTATTTAGAAAGCGAGAAAAAAATTCTTCAAGAGTGTGAATATAAACAAGGTGAAGAGTTTACGGTCGAACTTTTTCCAAGAAAAATTACAAAAAAGAATCTCGCGTTTTGGAAACGGTATTTAGATAATGAATATGATGTTAATGACAGGATTTCTTTACGTGATTTCTTAGACGATTACGAACTTACGTATCATATTAACGATGAAATGTTATACGACGCTTTACCAGAAAACATTGATGATTTGGATAATGAAAGTGAATATAAATCAGAATCAGAATCCGAACTTGTGGAGTGTGAAATATGAACCTAAGTGTAAATGGATACATAAATATACAATAAAAAATGCGTCCAAATTGTATATACGAAAACTGTCTCTGTCGTCAAGGAAAAAACGGGTTTTGTGTAAAACACCGTGAAATTGGGGAAGCTGTAGAAGCCCTTTTACTTTTAAAAAACAAACCTAAGTTGTAATGAAACAAAATAAAAAAATAAGATATTAAAAATGGAAGCTCTTACCACGTTAATGCAAACTCTCGACCTCAATTCTAAGATAATTTCTGAAGGCGATTATCTTAAAATGTGTGATTCGATAAAAACGATTCATGATTATATTAAATGCGAAACCGATTCTGAAAGTGATGGTGAAGAAGAATTTAGAATTCGTCGTGTTGATATACCTATACCCTTTTCACCGATTCCAAATCTTCCTCCATTAGGAGATAATCTTGAAGATCTTACAATATATGATACGGTAACACCTCCACAGTCGAGACGAGGTGATTATGTACACCCCGATTTACCAGATATACTGACACCCCCACCCGTTCACGAATCTTTACGAAACCGCGAAGTAGAAGATGAACTCATGGAAGTAAATAGATTAATTCACGAAACATCAAAAAATATGGAAAAACTGAAATATAGACGAAACGTGACGATTATTGTTCGTCAAGAAGCTGTGAAACGACGCGCGCGGGAACTCGGTATTCGTTTACCTCGGTATACAGTTGGTTCACTTTTAGATGCAGGACACGATGTTGGTAATGTGAGAATGTTCTTCAAAGATTACCTGGAAGATTATAACGATGATATCGATAGGAAATACAATGAATTAGAAGACGTGATGAGAGAACTTGAACAGGACAAAACGGCAATAATAGACGAACTTATAAACTTTTAATCAAATATTATTTTACACCATTTTTCGTTAATGTTACCAAAAGGTGAATACTCAAACAGTAAATGTATTAACGCCCCTGAAATAATTAGAGCGCCTGTATCTTTATAAATATATTTTGTAAGGCCCATGAACAAAAATTGTAACATGAGACCTATGAAGAGAGCTTCCATCAGGACAGTCGTAAAAGGGCGCATTTTTTTATATTACTATAGTATATAAAAAAATGGACTACCAAGGAATCGGAATCTTTCTCGCACTCGCACTTATGATGGGCGGAATTATCTACACTTTTACGACTAGAGCCACCGCGCCTAAAACTGCACCAGCTCTTGAAATTAAAGAAGAATAAACTAATCTAAAAAATATTATTATCTCGTGATATATAAAATGATACTCGTATTAGCTATCATTCTATTTATCATATTTTTGTTTTATAGTATAAAACCTGGGCGTGAAGAGTATACGCTCGAGGGTCTTAAACTTTCGTGGAAAAATAAGGCGAGTATAGAAGGGGTTGTTACGAAATGGATCGTTACCCTGAAAGATTCGTCTGGGAATGTGATTCACACATACGAAAATAGTGATGCAGGTAACCTTAAAGACTATACGGATGTGTCCATGAACATAGTAGATAAAAAAGAGTTCGATGATAAAATTATTGGTAATAATACACTCGAATTGTACTATAACGAGGTTAATTCGGAAAATAAATTGTATACGAAAACCGTGAC